TAGTAATCACCGAAAGTAACTTTAAAAATACCGTTTCCATATCTTGAAACATCAACATAAACCTCTTTTAAAACGGCAATAAAATTGTTTATATTTTCGATTTTATTCCACACATTTTGAAGTCTGTCATCAACATTTATAAAAATCCCCTGATTTGTCAGCAAATTTTTATAAAAATCAGTCAGAGCATAGAATAAATTGAGTTCTACAAAAGTTTGAGCTGTTGTGGTGTCGAGAGGATATTTAGCACAAATTTTTGAATATGTTTGAGAAAAAGCCGTTTTAAATTTTCCGTCATATAAATCACGGAAGAGGTCATAGCTCAGGAATCTCTGAACCGTATCGGAATCGAGAACAAGTTTTTTATTTTTTTGAAATATATCAAATTGAGTAATCATGGATAAATCCTTTTCAAATTATGTAAAGAAAGTGGGGAACGGGAGGAGTTCCCCACTACAAAATAATTTGCATTAACTGTTTTTAGCTGTTAATGCAACTGCTTGGGAATGGAAATCAATATCAATTAATTTTGCTTTAGTACCGCCGAAGAGGTGTTCGGTGAAAACGCCTTTACCTTCAAAGGTATATGTTGCGAAATCACCCTGAACACCGTTAATCGGCATTGCGGTAACTTTGGCTTTATAAATACAGATGTGGCAATCACCTCCTGAAATACTGTCGGTACCGTCAATTTTTGCCTGTAGCTGGAAATAGTCCGGAACATCCTCTGAATCAAAAGAAAATGAAGCTGTTTCGGTGTTATTTGCAGAAGTAACCGAAACAGAGCCTCCGCTGAGTGCAGCAAGGACATCAAGGCTTAATTCCGCATATTCGGATACAAAAGAAACAGATTTAATTTTAGAGGAAACAGCAAGAGTTTTTTCATCACCTGTTAACTCCTTTTCGTCAATTTCAAAAGTAACAGAAATTTGTCTTATACCCGGAACGTCAATCGCAGTTCCGGTTGTAAACCCTGTCGAATCATCCTTTGTAACGGGAAAAATTTTCAGGTCATTAACACCCAAAAGGGCAGTTTTTTTGGAGATAGTCATAGTAAACCTTCTTTCTAAAAGATTAAAAGTAATAAAAAACGAAATAAAAAATAATGATATCACCCGTAATCAGGGCATATCAGGAATGAATAATATTTAAATCAAAGACAAAAACGTGTCTGCCGTTTTTTTCTTTTTCCCTGTAAGTCGGGAGAAGGGCAGGTTTAATCAACATCAATTTTCCGTTGACGGAAAGAGGTTTTTCATATTGTTTTGGGGGACAAAACAGTTCAAAAATTGATGAGCAAATATTTTCGGCAGTTTGCATGGAAGAATTTTTCACAGTAAATGAAATGGTTGAATTTTTTGCGATATCGTTATATTTGCCGCCTTTATAGGTGAGAATAACAATATTATCTGCAAATTCAAAATCATCGAAATTGAAAGCAATATCGGAGTTTTGACATATATTACAGGAAACTATAAAAGATTTAATGTCATTAAGAATTGTCATATCATGAATACCTCGTAAAACATGGGATTACCGTCAAGGTCATTATAGGGATTAACTTGAATAATTTTGTAATCGTTGTTTTTATAGGTCACAACATCATTAAGTTTAACATCCTCATAGCAAAACATTCTTGCGGGGTGGGTTTGTTGACGGGAAGTCGGATAAACATCGACTTTTTTAGCGAATTCAACTTTGCATTTAATTTTTACGGGTTCGGAAAATACATCTGTATTATACTCATCAGAGCCGGTAAAAGATTTAAGAAATGCAAAATCGCTAATAACATGTTTAAGCATAAAAATCCTTTCGCTAATTTATATTAAAATTTTTTACAAGCCATTTTGAGAGAAAAGCATTTGCCTGATTGGAAAACAGAGCATTTGACAAATCTTTGTTTGTATATGAAACAGAAGAAGAGCCAACAGTCATAGACGAGATACCGAGCATTTTATTTTGGGAATGAACAGAATTCTGAATAAGTGCATAGGCTTCTTCGCAAACGGCGTATTTAATTTCATCGGGCATTTTTGGGGAAAAATTTCTCGGGAATTCCAAAGGTTGCTCAGCAGATAATTTTGAACCCACAAAAGGCAGTGAATTAATTTTCAAAGTTGCAAACTGAATAGCCTGTTCTTTTTCCGTATTTGAGAGGTTTAACCACAAATCAGAGTTAGGTCTGTTATTAAAGTAGTTTTCGGCTTCAACAAGAGTTATAAAAGTATTTTCAAACAAAACGAGTGTCATAGGATAGTCCTTTTAATTATAATGTAAAAATAATGCGGATTAGCCTCACGGCTAATCCGCAGGTCAAACAATAAGTGATAGAATTAACTGTTTAAACTTTCATTATCGTCATTATTTTCCAAATCGTCATCATCATCTGATGCAGCCGGAGTCAAAACAGCAAAAGGATATTTTGATTCGGCAGTTTTTCTGTTAACCGGATTGGCGATTTGAATTCCTAATCTCATAACACATCTTAAAGCGAGCATGTCTTGCTGGGCAAGATTATAAGCTATAGAACCGTCGGTATTTTGTATTATTGCCTGGTCCAAGACTTTGTAAGTCAAATCTTGTCTTATTGAGTAAACTGCTTTTGAGAAATCACCCGCAATCATATATGCCTGAGTTGTATCGAAAACGGCAGTATCATCATAAACGAGGTGTCTGCCCACAAGGGTATCGGGAACTTCTGACGTTAATGCGGGCATATAAAGAAGCTGACCGTTCTGGTCACGAAGGCTTCTGAATTTTGCTTCCATAGTACTGTCAGCATAGAAGCCCGTTACACGGAAACCTGAAGCTTCGACTTTAGCCATAAGACCATTTTCTCCGATTATATCATCTGCTATATCGGAACCGGTGCCGACAGCAACAGTGTTACCTGCTGCAATTGCAGCGGGAACAATGGCAGTCGGATAAGATGAGGGTTTATTTGTTCCGAAGAATATTGCTGAGTCTATGGCAACGCCAAAGGCTTCTGTAATTTGCGGTTTCAGCTCTCCCCAGATATCGTAGCTTGAATCATCGAGGACTGCTTCGGGAATAGGAATAATAACGGCAATTTCTTCTGCGGTTAAAGTTAATTTATCCCATTCGGCTTTTGAAGTTTTTTTAAGGGCAGTATCTCCGTTGAGGAAATACGCACTCGGCAGGGAAGCTGCAATTGGCAAGGTTTGTTGTTTTGCACTCATGTTGGGTAATTGTTTAAATAATCTTAAAGCTGCAGATGATTGGGGCATAGCCTGAATAATTTCCGAGGAAACTTCAACGGGAATGAGAGCATCCGCATTTGAACGTGTAATGTATTGTGCATCTTGTGTCATAATTTTTCTCCTTTTTTAAATGTTATCTGCCAATAGCGGAGCGAATGTAATTATTCATTTTTTGAGAGGGGGTATAATTAGCATTTCTTCCGCATTTAAACGAGAATCCGTGTTTTGATTTTTGTTTTTTGAACAAAAACGGATTATTTTTCTTGTAGTTTTCGATAAAATCGTCAAGATTTTCACAGTCGTAGGGGATATCTTTAAGAACGAGAGCAGACCGCAGGCAGCCCTGTTTATCGAGTTTCAAGAGAGCGAGTTGTTCAAAATTTTGAATTTTAACGGATTCCAATTCTTTTTTGACGTCATCAAACTGCTGCTGAATGGATAATTTTTCCTGATTGGAATTTTTGAGAGCAAGGCGGTATTTGGCGCATTCTTTGTGCAATCTTGCGATATCACCGTCTTTTTTGACGTCGGGTTGGGGATAAATCACGGATTTATCACTATTTTCAACCTCGGGTTGAGCATTGTTTAATTCATCAGACATAAAAACTCCTTTCTGATGTGTAAAAAATTTTATTCAATATAATTAAAATCGGTATCCCTCGTATTCACTCGGAATGCCGAATTTTTCACTCTTTCAGGTTAAGAATGACGGTTATTTTATCAAAGCATTTTTTTAATGCCGTTGAGCAGGTTAATGCTATTTTTTTGGAGCGTGCATTCTTTTAATTTTTCTTTTTTTTCAAGAAATTTTGAGTTAGATGCGAGGGCAAAGCAGAATTTTCTCGGAGTAGCATTCCAAAAGTCGGTATCAGACCAGCCGAGGCAGTTTCTTGCGAGTCCGTAGGCATCTTCAAAATTGTAGAAGCCGTCGGAGTGTAAATTTTTATTTTCGGTTATATTCAGTTTTTTGTTAAATTCAATCAGGTCGGGGAGCAGGTTTTTGAAATAAGATTTAAAGGCTGCCAAATCACCCGAAGCCATTTCAGGGTTAGCGATAAGTGCTGCTTTTACTTTTTGCATTCCTGTTATACCGTGATTTTTCATGACTGAAACGGCAATCAGATTAATTGTATTTTTCAGGGACAAATCAGAGAAGAACACAAAATGTTCATAGAGGTTATAAAATCCCGTTTCTGTGATGGCTTCAAGGATATCTATTGATTTATGGTCATATTCGCATTCATAGAAAATTTTATTAATTTCGATAATACAGGGAAGAGGGTGTATATAATCGCTCATTATAAACCGCCTATCATACTTCTTAAGGAACTGTTGTTATTTTTGATATTTTCGTAGGTAATGTTAGCAAGGAGATTTTTATTTTCAAGCAGGTATTTTTTAACGTCTTTTGAGTCCCACGCTTTAACGTTGAAGTTATTTACGACGACTTTTCCCTGTTCGGTGGTGTCGTTGTTGGTATAATCAGCGTTTTCGGCAGGACTTAAAACTCTTTCACCGCCTTTTAAAACGGATATATATTCGGAAGTTCCGGGGATAGTACCCGTACCGCTCGGTATGTAGCCGCCCGAATGATGCATTCCGAACAAATTGCCTATAATGTTCATAATACCAGTTGTACCTGCCGTTGCCGAAGACGATACAAATCCCGTAATACTGCCCATGGCGTTAGACATTAGGCTTCCGAGAGTTGAATCGAACAACCCTTTTGTAATTGCCTGGGTAAAGGTTTCGATAAAGTAGTTTTCGAGGTTGGCGACTAGTGATTTCATAGCGGAATCGAAGTCTTTTGTACCGTTCAGGATATCTTTAAGGGTGCCATTGAACATCTTTTCGAGTTGTTCAAGGTCGCCGCCCGCCTGTTCGGCGATTTTTTTGCTTGATGCTTCCATGCCCGACATGTTTATAAGCATGTTTGCGGCTTCGGGGTCATCAACATTTGCGTTTATGTATTCTGATGCTTTTCGATATTTTTCTTTTTGATTTATATAATTTTCGAATTTTTCTCTTTCCCTCTGAAACGGTGAGTCGCTGAGTTCTTTATCATTTTTTTCACGCACATCATTGTACAGTTTGACCAAATCTTT